ATCAAGACCAGCTACTGTAAATATATCACCTGCTTGTGGTGCTACAGTCAACCCATCTACAGCTAAGTTACCACCTGAGTTTGACCCACCGTTTACTAGCACTGTACCATATGTAGGTACATTAATTTTAGTAAAGCCATCACCTGATGTTTTATATAAGTCTGAGTTTAATGCAACTAAAACATCGTCACCAAAAACTTCTACACCTTGTGTTCTATAAGCTGTGCTATATGTTAAAAATGTTAATGCTGCTGCATTTGCAGGACTAGAATCTAACGCAGGGGTTATGGTAAGTGCTGTTGTATTATTAGTGGCATTAAAACTAATAGCACCTATAGTATATGTTCCATCTATACCTGCTACTGTAAAGGTATCCCCCACAACAGGGGTAGTATGCGTTCTTGAAACATTTAATGTTGTGCCTGTTTGACTTGCACCATTAACAACTGCGAGTCCATAAGGAGGTATTTTGTTTGGATCAAACTTAGAAAACCCAAGTATTCGCCTGTAGCCACCCACAATAGATGGTTCAAAGTTTGTTAGTTTAATTGCAGATCCAGGCATGTTAAGACCTTGCTGCAATGGACTGACGTTTGTTACAAGCCCTCCCTTAATTTCTACAGGAAATGTTTGTCTAGTTGTGGGCATAGTTTACAAAACCCTGCTAGGTAAGATTTTACTATTCATAGTCCCAGTATTAATAACATTTGATCTAATATAATCATATCTGTTTACATACAAAGTACGCATGTTTTTAATACCATCATCAAAAGCACTTTTTAAAATCATAGCCTCTTGTGTCTCACCTCTAAACATATATGCAACGTACATAGCTCCATCCACAATTACATACCTAAATTGCACTGGTAAACTTGGCACATCTGTAGCTGCAGATAAGTTTGTAGGTAATTTATAATAATCAAACTCTAATACGTATTGTTTGTCAGGGTATGGGTATAGTAGATAATTATTATCAGGAGTTCTTACAATAAGTCTAGGTATCTCTCCTTCTGTAAACTGTGTTACTGTTGCACCATTTGCTATAGCTGCTGCTGTTGTATTGTTAGCACCTCGTGTACACCCAGTAAAATCATTACCTGATATACCTGTGTAGGTTATCTCTTCTCCACCTATAAACAAACTTCCTGTAGAAGTAAACCCTGTGGTAGAGGTAACTGTTATAGTTGTTACTGAAGCAGACAAACCATCAGTAGCATTAATAGTTGTAGAGTTTATTATGTCTTCTTGATTTGCATAGTCTCTAGAAATATATTCTTTATAATCTAATATATCTAGATTATTACCAAGAGAACCTAAGTCACTATCTCTTTTAATTCTAGCTGTACTATAATCTACAGACTTTGCATCTGTTGGTATAGAGTATCTCACTACACCAGGAGTTAGTGTTTTTGTTTCTGTAGCATGATTAAATGGAAAACCATATTCATGTTGATTAATATATCTAATAGATGCATTTACAGCATCCTTTACCATGGCATACTCACCAATGGCAGAGGCAAAATTACTAGATGTAAGTTCTACTTCGTTTAGTCGCCTATTAACATCGTTGACTAAACCTAAATAATCGTATGCCATTACTATTCCTTAGGGTAAGCTAAAGGGGCCAACATAAGTCAGCCCCTAAAGTTTTTATGCAAGCAGATCACGATCCACTTCTGTAGCTTCTACACCACCACGAACACTTGTTTCAATGC